TCAAGTAGTTAACAAATCGGTTACCGCAGCAAACGATTTAGCACGAAGCACAGCCACATCATTGTAACTATTAAGCACAATGTCGGTAGCACCTTTTTTCAACTTACCAAAAGGATCGGCAGTAATGTCGAGACCAGCCCACGTTCCGATTGCTAAATCGGCAAAATTTCCAAAGATAACAGCCGAGCAAACACCGTTAGAAGTTCCCTTGGTGAGGTTCGATGGCACGTGGTTAGTGATAGCCACAGGATAACCATTCATCTGATTTCCTTCAAGCAGATAAAGACCAGATCCAGCCTCTTTAACGGTAGTTTTAAGCGTGCCTCTAACCTTAGAGTTAGTGACATATGCCAGGTTACCAAGCAGTGCGTTAGCTGTATCAACCTTTGTTTCAAGCTCAACCATTTTCGCCCAGGTAGGCGCTAATCCATTGGTTCCCATTACAACAGAACCGATGCCTACAGTATTTAAAATTCCACGAGGCACAGGAGCAGTACCGCTACCATTGATAGCCGCAATTTGAATCGCATTAGCCATAGCTGCTGCCAACTGGCGACGAATTTTATTCTCAACTGCATTACCTCCCTGAATAAGCAGCGCATTAGACATCTCAACAAAAGCACTTAGGCGCTTAGGCGACATGGTTGCGCGGCTGAAAGTAGGAGTGGTTTCGGTTGAATCGCCATTTTCGTCAACCCACACAGCAGTTGCCACATCACTATCAGACGTTAATGGAAGGTTTCCAACCAAGCCATCATAATACTGAGCGCCAACCTGAACTAAAATAAGGTAATCCATCAAGGCATCGACGAATTGAATAGGCTCATCAGTAACCATATACTTACCAGTTCCGGTAGAACCGGCAACAACACCGCGCTGGCCCAATACAATGCCAGGAATACCAAATTCGCTTTGAACGGCAATACCAGAGCGCTGCGCTTCGAGTCGATATTCCTGCGCCATTTCGCCTTCAACGCCGGTTAATTTGCCTGATCGCAAATCGCTGATGAATTTAGCAAAGCGAAAACGCTTAACATCTTTATCATTGGTATCTATTCGTTGATGGCCGCCATTACCTCTCATGCCAATTCTACGCGCCTCTAAATCGGCTTTATCTCGTTGATCCTGAATGTGACGGGTGACGCTGGCGATATCTTCGTCGAGCTTAGCGATGCGCTTTTCGAGGTCGATAAAACGAGCCTGCTCATCGTCGGTGAGGGCATCCTTGTCAACAAGTGACTTCATCTCGGCAGCCAGCTGGGTGCGCGACTCGGTACAAGTACGGAGGTATTCGCTGGCAGTCATGCCCGCGGGTAAGGTAAAGGCAGTGATGATGCCTAACGATGCGCCGGAAATAGCTCCTAAATCAAGGAATCCGGTTCCGCTACCAATGGCCATGAACGCGATAAGGCCGACGGCGCAGAAAAGAAAGAAGCGAAGTTTCTTCATGTCGAAAAAAATTAAAGTGTTAAATTTTTGTTGAGTTCTCTAAATATGTGTCGGCGCTTTGCCGCTTCAAATTCCTTATTAACAGGTTGTTGTGGCTCTTCAATAGGTGCCTTGTCGCCATCGAGCAGGCGAAGCACGTTAGCCACAGTCATCGACTCGATGTCGGCGAATGAGTAGTCGTTGCCCAGCTGTCGCTTGATGTAAGTCAAAGCATTGTAAGCCTGGTCGCGAAGGTTACGACGACCCGCCGTGGCATTGCTTGGGATGTTGACTACGCTAATTTCGAGCAGCTCCTGACCTTCGAAATAATAGGTAGGCGTTGCACCACGTTGCGCCTCTTCGCCTTCGCCCCATCGGCCTTGGCCGGTCTCCATAAAACCCACGGAAACACTGTTAAGGCTGCCAAACAGAAGCTTCTGAAAAACTTTTTCGGCCGTTGGGTTGATGTCGGCAGGCTCGAAAGTGATTTCGCCCAGCAGCTGACCGCCTTCGACCCATGCGCGAGCCTTGCCAATAACGTCGTCGGGGTTCGGCGGCGTACACATATCGCCACCATAGACGTTGTGCATGTAGCCGGCAATGGGATTGGCATTGAAATTGTCGAGCTGCCAGTTATCCTGGTTAAGCACCGTGCCATGGCGGTCGCGGTTGCTGTTTGAAAAAACGAAAGGGATGGTACGCGACTCCTTAGCCGTGTCGGCGTTGAAAGCGCGGACACTACCAAACACATCACGACGCTTAGGCTCGTTAGCTCTTGTTTTCATTGATCGGGCGGGCGTTAGTTGGGTTAAAATGTCATCCCACGAAGGGATGCCAAGAATGTTTTTATCGTCGATATAGCAGTCGGCAATGATCTTTCGCGGATCGTTGGCGATGCCATCCATGTTCTCGTTCACCTTATCAAACTCAACGCCATTGTCATTGAGGTTCTTAATGGCTTCGGCAAGGCTGTCGCCGGTGCGCGATGTCCAAATGATGATATAGTTACCATCGGCGCGAAGCTTATTGATAGCACCGGCAGCGCCTTCGAACAGCGCGCCCGAAGCATCAACAATGGTCATGTCGTAGTCGATGGCGATGATCATGGCTGAGTGGTATTATTTTGATTATTAGGCTGAATCGAGTTATCAACCACCATGTTAAGTGGCGTGAGCGGTTCGTCGAGACCATTGATAGGCGGCAGATTCTCGAAGTTCCGCACTTCGTTACGAGTGAGGTAACCGGTGAGAACGCCTTTTTGATAGTAGTTACTTCGGGCAGTTGAGTCGCCTCGCATCATGCCGTCGAGGTTGAACTTGATGCCGTAGCGGCCTTGCTCAGAGAGGGTGAACAGCTTAGCGTCGCACTCTTCTTCGATGCGCTTACACCAGGAGCGAATAGCGTATTTCGAAAACGCGATGTCCTGATGTTCGATATTGCTGAATGTAGCGCGGCGCAAATCCTGAACCATGTGCGGCGGCACGCCGTAGATGCGGCATATCTCTTCGATTTGAAACTCGCGGGTTTCGATGAACTGCACCTGGTCGAAGGGAAGCGACATGCTCTTCCACTTGCCACCATGCTCAAGAATGGGGATGTTGCCGAACCCATTTTTAGCGCCGCCATAGCTTTCTTGCCAGTGCTTTTGAAATTGCTTAAAGGCTTCGTCCGACATCTGGCCATCCATCTCGATGATACCCTGTTGTTGCAAGCCATTTTTATAGAACTTAGCAGCAACGCGCTGAGAACCAAGTGAGATGCCGAGAGCTTCGGCAGCTACCTGAATAGGAGAGAGGCCAAAGAAGCCTTTCATTGACAGGCCGCGAAAATGCAGGATGTCGAAGTAGGGGATTTCTTCGCCGTCGTAAACGTAGAATAGCTCGTCGTCATCGTTCTTGTAGACCTGCATCTTATCGAAGTCGAGCAGCTTAAGCCGCACGGCGACGCCAAATGTATTTCGGATGATGCGCGCATAGGTGTTGCCATTGTGCATCAGTCCAACCATGACGGTTTCCCAGAACGAGAAACCGGTCATGAAAGGATTGGGTCGATGAAGAAGAGCATTAACAGGATGAGAAGCGAAGGGCTTGGAATATCCTTGAGTTTCGTCGACAACAGATTTTGGCAACGAAGCAACGGTTTCGCTTAACAGAGCGATGCAACGGTAAACGGCGGTGAGGCGCATGGCGCTGCGGTTGTTAACCACTTCGCCCGACTCGTTACCGGGTTGAAGCCAGCCCCACGACTGCGAATCCTTGGCGGTGAATTTCGCCGCGGTGCGCAAAATGAACTGCTTGTAGAGACCGGTTAACTTGTTTTGCATGCTCGAAAATTTGAATCATTTAAGCGATTCAAATTTTGGCATGTTTTTTTGCTTGAAACCGAAACATTGTTTCGTTTGTGCGCAAATGATTAAATAAAAAATGCAACTTACTAATTGATAGTATGTTGCATTTGTGGTTAAATGATGATGCTGATATTAGTCGTTATCGGGGATGAACTGAACGCCGTCGATTTTGAAGACATCGGGCTTTTGACGCGCCCACTGCGATGTCATTTTATGATTTTCGGCATAGTTTGAAATGGTTTTGACGTTGAGAAATTCATCGGTAATTACTTTCAGCAATGAAACTAATGCATCATTCGACCACTTGCCATCCATGACGGACTGGCCAAATGCTTGAATTGCTTTATTTTCATAATCAGATAGTTGCATGGTGTTTCAGGGGTGAAAGTGGTGATATATACTTGTTACCAGCAACCTTAAAAAGCCTCGCAGCTTTCAGAGCAGCCGTCTAATTTTTCCTTACTTGCCAGTTTTGAAATTTTATTATCTGGCATTTTTGAGAGTTTAAAAATATCATTTGGGCTTAAATTTCCACGGAAGAAATTAAATGGTGGTTTTAAATCTGAGTTTCTTGGGTTTAAATGTCCGTATTTGTCGGTCATTTCTTGCCACCATTTAAATGTTTCAGGGTAATTTCTTGCATTTCGCACAAGCCTAAGTATATCTTTTTTCCAGCAATTATCACAGTTACCCAAATCAGGGTCAATTTCTAAGTCAAAATCCTGTTCTTTAAACCAACAAATAACTTCATCCTTTCGGGTTGGTTGGTTTGAAACAAATGGGTATATAATTCGCTTTTCTTTAAAATTAGCATTTACCCTATCAATTTCATCTATCCTAATTCCGATAGCCTTGTAAAACTTTTTCCAACCAACACTTTTTAAGTAGCTTTCAATTGCTTTTCTTTTTAACTGGTCGCTACAAAAAGGTGCATTAGTGGTTGGTATTCCCAATACACTAATCATTTCTTCAAATGGCTCACCATTTCGGCTGGCAGTTTCAAAATTTACAATTCTGTGTTTTACTTTCCATCCTTTTTTACTGTGCCAATTCCCATTTTTATCTTTGTGAGTTGCTTCAACCCATGTTATAGGTATATTCCATTCTGTTGAGCATTTTTGCACAAATTCCAGCGTTCCTTCGTCCTCTTTACCAGTATTGGCAAAAACTACTTTCATCTCGTATTGGTCTTGTAAATTATTCCAACACCAATGCAGCATTTTCGCCGATGTTCTACCACCCGAAAAAGAAATAAGAAGAAAAGGCAGCTGGTAACACGCGGTATAATTCATGCCGGGTGTTGTGGGTGCTTGTAAGTCTATATCTCGTATCATCATTTATAAGTTTTGAAAGTGAAGTGCCTCGTAATCCGGCACGAAATCATACCGCCAACGTTAGCCCCAACTTTAAGAAGGGAGTGGCGTAACTGAAATGTCGATGTAATACTGAGCATCTTCGTAATTATTCCAAGCACCTGATCGATTAAGATTTATCACGTAAGACTTACGACCTGCTGGCAACATTGAAAAAAGATAATTATCCTTTTGCTCTGAATAATAACCTCTTAAATGCCTATCGAAATGCTGAATCATTTCAAACTCATCTTTAGGGTCATTAACCCAAGGAATAGCAATTAAGTCTAAATCACGATTCATTGAGCCATGCAAAACCAGATTATAACCATATTCTCTTGCGATTGTCTTTAATTCTTCATAATAGAAAGCGTAAAGGCATGGTTTCGCATGAATAGGTTTCTTTGGCGGTGTGGTTGTGTTATCTACTGTCGGTTGATTTACCATATTTTGAAAAATTTAACGATAATAAAAAGCAGGGGCTAACACTGTATAGCCTTAATGGCTGGCAGAAGCGCACTTTGAAAGGTTATCGGATTGTAACGCCACTAAGGCTATACCTGTCCGTTAGCAACAATAAACTCATTAACCTATTTGAATTTCATAATTTTCCCAGCTATTTGATGAGCCGCTTTCTATATACCCGCTTGGGTTTTTAAGCACGCAACCTTTCTGCTTCACTGCATCTAAAAAGATTTTTAAAGCTGCTTGCTCTAATGAATTATCTTTATCATAGTGTTTAAATTTGATGCAAGGCCTTCCATCTCTATCGAAATTTAATTCAAACTATACTTTCATTTTAATCTATTTTATAATTTATACTTATAATATTTATTAGCTTAAACATTATTTTCTTCTATTATAAACCACTCTGAAACTATCGTAACACGAGTATCGCCTTCGAAAAAATATCTTCTGATATTCCTGCTCGGTGCGCTCGTAGGCGTCGATGTAGGTCTTTGACTCCTTGACATGCTTCTCGTATTCGTCGAAGAAACCGGCAGGAGTCGACAGGCGGATGATGCGCTCGGTATCGGTCATAGTACTCTCAGGCTGTGTGATTGATAGATTTGCTTCTCGTTTGCGGGTCCACTCATGCTTCCCGCAATGGCATTCACCAGCGCCACGACGCCATCGACCTTGTCGATGCTCTTTTTCTTGTCGACCTTGATGTTATCGTTGGTGTCGCGAATGATGAAGACATTTCGAAACATCCAACGGATGACGGGGTTGCCAAGAAAATCGAATTCTTTGTTTGTAACCGCTCGCTCAAGCTCCTTGGTTGGTTCGCTCATAAAGCGGATGCCTTGCGGAAACTCCTGTAGTTGGTCGTCAAGGCCAGCCTTTTGAAGGCCTTGGATGGTTCCGCTATAGGCCTTAGCTGGGTCGTAGCTAAGGCTTTTGATATTATATTGGCCGAAGATGTTAACGATGTCGGAAACCTGCTGATCGATATCAACAGTGTTACCAGCCGTGACGATGATCAAACCTTTATCGCGCCATAGGCGATAGTCGACGCGGTCGCCACGCTCTTCGACCTTAGCCTCCGGAATCCAAAAGAAGAATAGCGCCACCTTGCGGCCATTGACATTCGGAAAGTAGAGAGCGAGTGAGTTAATGTCGACCCATCCCGCAAGGTCGAGGCCGGCATAGCACTCCTTGCCTTGCAGCTCGGCGAGCATGGTACCGTAGTTACAAGCAAAGATGATGTCGTCGCTTATCCAGGTAGTAGGGGCATCTACCCACATATTGAGATTCTTGGTTTTGAATGATACCTCTGAGCGGCCACCACGGTTAACAGCCTGATTAAATGCTTCTTGCATCTTGTCTTCTTCGACCGATTTGCCATAGTTTGGGTTCGCCTTCTTCCAGGTAACGATGTCGTGCCAGTCGTCGCCTTCGTCGGGCGCGAAGATCATGGCAAATACATCATCCTGAACCTTCACGCCATCAAGGATATCGAGGCAGAAGCGATAGAACTCATAGCATGGCCACGTCTTATTGTAACCGGCAGTGGTAATGATGAACATGAGCGTCTGCATTCGGCTCACGCTGGCAGTTTCGATCGAGTCTTTAACGTCATCCTTTTGCCACTCATGGTATTCGTCGATGATAGATGTGCTGGGGTTGATACCGTCGAGACCATAACTATCGCGACCAATAGGCTGCATCTTGCTGCCGCTCTTGGGTATGCTGATGTTGTTGGTGACAAACTGAGCACCGGAATAGGAGAGTAACATCGGGTTCTTTTCAATATAAGCCTTAGCCTGGTTAAAGCAGATCTTAGCCTGGTCGCGCTTAGTGGCTGCGCAATAGACTTCGGCCTCCGGCTCGTCGTCCATAATAAGGCAATAGTCGGCAATGCCTCCGGCGAAAGCGGTCTTTCCGTTTTTCTTGGCAATCTGAACGTAGGCCTTCGAAAAGCGACGAGTGCCGTTAGCCTTCTTCCATCCAAACACACACCAGATGATGAAGCACTGCCAAGGTTCAAGGATAAACGGCAGCCCCGCATGCTTGCGGCCTTTGGTGTGGCTGAGGTGCGAAAAGAACTTGATGACTTTGAGGGCTGCCTTCTCATCGAAGTACCAACCTTTGTCTGGCGCCTGCTCGATATCGTTAAGGTGGCGAACAACTGTTTTGCGCGTCACCTCCGAAACCGGAATGCGGCGAGCCATCACATCATCTATATATTGTTTAGTTATCTTTGAAAAATCCATAATTACAATTGTCCAAATGGATTAGCTTCGGGTTGTTTAGCTGGTCCTGTAACGCGCTGCCTCGATAATGGGTCGAAGCCAAACAGCGCGCCGACATCCTTGATGTGCTTGAACGCATTGTTGCGAATCCCCAACCATGGGTTCTGCTGCTTGTAACCGGACTTGAGCGTGATGACAGTGTCGGCATCTTTCAGCTCGCGGCATGCCTCTTCGTAAATTGCCAGCTCTTCGGCGAGCATTGCCACCATGTGAACGTCACTGCTGTATAGCATCTTCTTTTCGATGAGCATCTTACAAATGCGCTTAAAGTTTTTCTTCGCAACATCCGAGAGATAGACTTCGGGCTTTGGCACAATGGTTATTAAATCATAGGTAATGCCTTCCTTCAGTCGATCATTTCGCAAGGTATTTTGCAGAGACTTTTGTTCAATTGTTTTTGGCAGTCTACCCTGAGTCATTTCAATACCCCCCTTCCTAAATTTGACACAGAAGCAAAATGCCTGGGCTGCGGTGTACCGGGTTTGCCCTGTAGAGATTTACACCCCCTACCGGTGCTGTGTTTCGCGCTGTTATGTCGCATGCGATTATATCGCACGGAAGAAGTTATATAAATTACTTCTTTATTGATATTGGATTTAGGCGCCATATTGTTTTGATTCGATTTAATGGTTGTTTTTAGCCTGTTTTTAATACACATCATCGAGCACCTTAGAGGCAGTATTCAGATTAGTCCTGAACTGCTCCATGTAGCCTATATAGATCTCAGTTGTGCTGATGTTGCTGTGGCCAAGCATCAGCTTAACCTCGTAGATAGATGCACCGTTGGCAAGCGCATTACAGGCTGCTGTGTGGCGCAGGCTGTGTGCTGTGTACATCTTTCCTGTTAAATTGATTGCACTTAAATACTTTTTAAACAGCACATTAAGATAAGCCGGTGCAATGCGACCGCCGCTGTTGCGATGACCTGAGTAAGAGAAGAGCGCCTGCTCATCGTCAGTGATGCCGGCGGCGCGAACGTATGCCCACACCGCATCTCTCACCTTGTCGCTTACTGCAATGCGCTCGCTCTTATCGAGGCGAAACTTGCGCTGTATGTTGAGTAGCATCGACTCGCCCTGCATGGTGATGTCGCCGAAGTTAAGCCGATGAATCTCAACACATCGCAACCCATTGCGAACCATCAGGTTAACAATGGCATAGTCGCGCAAGCCTGACACATTGGTCACATCTATCACCGATAGCAGCGCCTTAACCTGATCGGGCACGAGGTATGCCTTGCTGAACACCTTGCGCTTACGTGGCGACCTGATACCCAGCGCTATGTTATCGCTCACACCTATTGAGCTGAGGTAACGATAGAACTGCCGCACCGATGCCAGGTAACTGTCAACCGTCTTAAGGCTGCGGCCATCGGCAATGAGTGCCTCCTTGTAAGCAATGATATCACTGCGCGTTAACTGCCTGATATTGCGCTTACTAACAACACACCAATGAACGAACCGCTGCAATGTGCGAATGTAGGTGCCACGACTGGCAGCCGTCACATCGCACTGATCGGCAAACAACTTAATTAACTGAGGAATAGACTTATCTGTTTTCATGACTCTCGCGTGCTGACTTCTGGTTATGGCATCGGGTGCATAGGCTCTGATGGTTCGACGGGTCGAAGAAGTCGCCACCCTTCATCACCTGCCTGATATGATCTCGAACCTTTGCCGGCGTATAGATGCCATCCTTAAGGCAGTTCACACACCATGGCTCACGCTCTAATCCTTGCTTCCGGACTCGTCGCCAGGCTTTACTGTTATAACGGTTGTCGTAGAATGTTCGCCCCTGGTGGTCTCCGGCGTCGGCGCTATGTTGCTGAATGCTTCGCCTGACACTTGAAACCCACGGATAGATTGACTTATTCGGTTTTACAGGCATCTTTAATAATTATCCTTTTAAATGACCCACTTTTAAATTCAGATTTGATAGTATCGCTCATATCTTGAGCTCCTTTTTCATAGCCCCTTAAATAGAACTCTCTTTTAGCTACACGTAGTGACTCGCTTGAAATAAGCCATATGCCAGATATAACCATAATGACTCCCAAGCCAACAAGCGGTGTTGGAAATTCTATCCTAAATGGTTTACTGCTCATAGTGGCGCCGCTGAAATGTAGATAAGCAGCCGCTAAACAGCAAAACAGCACAAGTATAAGTACTATTATTTTCATAATTTATATATTATTTATTCTCACTTATAACGCCGCTCTCTGTCAACGCCGCGCTCATGTTGCGGATGCCTTCGGCGCCTTCAATCAGCTTCAAGGCTTGCACCTTTACCTTATAGCCTTCGACTATCACCTTACCCAGCTCAGCAATGCGGTGAGCGGTGGTCACATCCATCTTCTCATTCTCCGACGCGTTGGGGTCGGTGTTATTCTGCAGCGACTCGATGGCTTCGAATAGCTTGCAGTTGAGTGCGTCAATGCTTATCTGTTTCATTTTCTGATAGTTTTGTTAGTTTATTCACTAAATTCATCGCTCTTCGTAAGGGAGCCGGATAGTGAGCGATAGTATTTCTCGCCATGTTATCGGCCTTCGAAATGAGGTAGAGGTTATCGATATGCCAGTTCTGGCGGTTGCCATCGCGCATCTGCACGTTATATCCGGCTGGGATGGCGCCGTTGTGCTTCTCCCACTCAACCCGATGCTTATACTTCCATTCACATTCCGACACCTTCACCTCTACATAGCCATCCTTGCTTATTCGCTCGGTACCAACAAGCACGGCATTATGCGGGCGGCTTCCTTTTTTGAACTGCGTTTTCCGCACGTTCTCAACCTTATCGGGCGATAGCCATTCGCTTTGCCTGCGGCCTTTGTTGAACGGCACATTGCCAGCCTTGAAGCGCGTGCCCTGGTTAGGCGTGTGCGCATGGAACCGCTTGCCATGTATTAGGAAGAAATCCTCACTTTTCCTGAGCTTAAGCAACTCAGCACGACCAAACACACTGCTTTTCGATCGGTTAAGATGAGCGGCCATGTCGCTGGTGGGCGTTGTTGCATAAGCTTCGCGCATGTAGGCGTCTTCTTCGGGAGTCCAGAAACGTCTATTCATAAACGTAAACATCAACTATTGCACTCTCAGTGATGCCGACTACCTCGTAATTAATGCCAATTTCCTTGAGGCCAAGTGCTAACTTGACATTTGCATCTTCTACAGACTCGGCCAGAATAAGCATGTTATTCACCACCTTCATTTCGCGGCCAGTGCCCTCTTCGAGAGCCATAAACGACACGCGAGCCTTGTAAAACCTGTCGCCTGTGCCATCTTTAAAAAGATCGGTGTAATTAACGCGCTTGATGGCTACCACTTTGAAGTTACCACTGACAACCGCTTGCATCTCCTTAAAGATTCGATCTTCGGCGTCAGTAAACGAAACAGCATCAACTAAATAAGACTCGGTAACAGTCTTTTCTTTGCCCGACTTCTCGTCGATCTTGGCATACCTAACCTTGCATTCAAACCAGTCAATCATCTCTTTTAATTTATTGATTAATAATAAGTTCCTGCTAATTCTTCTCTTTGCAAAACATCTCGCACGCCGCATCCTTCTTAAGGATAACCACTGGCCGCCGCTTATCATCGAAGCTTATCGAGCAGATAAATCGTGACTTATCGTTCATTTTTCGCTCAATGTGCTTGCACTTGCCGCAGATGTTGGCGATAGGAGTGTGGTTGATATTTCCGCGTAGTGGCGTTTCGGCCGCTGGCATCACCTCGCCATTCATGAGGCGTTCATAGCGTTGCCTGGTGCGCGGAAATATGGTTGTCTTCTTATCCACAACAATGGGGTATTTCATCGTTGGCGACTTGATGCCTTTATCTTTCAACATCTTGCGCGTGGCTTCACCGGCTGCGGTAGGAGTGAAGCCCATAAGTGAGTAGTTAATTTCGTTTTGGGTCATCGCGCTAAGAATTTAATCAACAATATATTTTGCCTGCTCAAACTCGATAAGCATTTCAATGTAATGCTTTGCCTTTTCGAGGTCTTCAATGCCATTTTTGTCGCGATGGCGGACGACGTACTTGATAATATTGCCCTCGATAAAGGGAATATTGTTTTTTGCGATGAATTCGACAGGCTGAATGGCGTAGCTCTTGTAATGCGAGCCACCTGGCTGCCGGTCTAATGCTGATGCTGAATTGCTCATAATTACCACGTTATTAATTTATTAACACTATTCTTACTCATTGCCTCTACCACCATGTCGAGCGATAAGGCATTTATCTTACTCATTGCACGCACATAATGCGGCGAAGCCTTTGGGTAGGTAATCGTCAGGCGTTGCTGCAGTTTCCAGGCAACAGCATCGCCGTACTCATCGCCAGCCTTAGCGCCTATCATGTTGACAGTGCTGTTGCGCATGGCGGCTTGTTGCTTGATGTTATTGTTGATGATACTGCTCATCACCTTGGCATTATGCTGGTACATCCATCCCGATAATTTTGCAACAGTAATCCTTGTTGATGTGCCGACACCTGCTGAATAATTACCAATCTTGCCATTATCGAGGCAGTTTACAAAGTCTATAACTCGCCAATTACGGTACTTACCTTGAAGTGTAGTAGTAATAGACTTGATAATATAAGTCATTTCGTCATCAATAATTCGCTGATTCATGTCGCGACAAAGACTGCTGATTTGATTACTAACCAGGTCAATGATATCGGCAGCACCAATGGTCGAAAATTCGCGGGTTATTAGTTCTTGTGGTATCATGTCAATTCGCTCTTAAGTCTGTCAGCCACACGGCGGGCGGTATCTACAGCCGAATAAGGCTGCTGAGTGTCGGTATAGCCTAATGATTTCAGCTTTTCGCTCCAGTTTTCGGCATTCCAGCCGCCGTCGGCAAAATGATTATCGATTGAACCAATAAAGCTTTTAAAACCATGCCTTATCTGACCACTTTGATCTTTAAATAGCTTGTAGGCTTCGAATTGCGCTTTGAAATGATCTAATCGATTTGTATTTTTCAATAGAGTGACAAACTGATCGATTATTCTAAGCTTGTCGAAGTTGGCTATTTCACTAAACGAAAAGTAAGTCATCAATGAAGCAACAGTGCTCACACAATTTTCATCTTGTGTATTTGTTTCTTGGTTTTTAGGTATATTGGTATATAGTATATTGGTATTATTATACTGTACTTGCGTCGACACTTGCTCTTGCACTTGCTTTTGCTGATGCTTTGCACTTGCTTTGATAGTTGCTTTGTCAAGTGCTTTTACACTTGCTTTGTCAAGTGCTTTTGCATTTTCTGTCAAAGCAATGATATTTGAGCTATACTGGTTTTTTGAACGCTGATGCAAAACAAAGAACCCCATGTCCACTATATCATTAAAGGCATTTATGTAAATACGCCACGACTTAACACCAATCGCATCCATGACCATTTGCGAAGGAAAACCAAACTTTTCCTTCCATCCGAGGCGATTGCAGTGCTCGATAGCAAAAAAGTATATAGCTGAATGAATGGGCTTTATTATTTCGGGATTTTCGAAACAGTAGTCCCACCAATTTCTGATTAATTTGTATATGTCCATATCGTTTAATCATCGCGATGCTTCCAGAAGCTCGAATCGACGTACTTACCTATCTTTATTTGAATGCAACTCGCTATCATATAAGCTATTGCCGAAGCCACACCAAAGGCAGCAAAGAGATAAATCACTTCGAACATATTGCGTTGTTATTAAAAAGTGTTATTGATTATCTTTCAGGTAGTTAGCAAGCCTCGTAAGGATGCTTTCAAGGGTATCGGCAGCCACATAAGTACTAACCTTACCGTGCATGGTCACTTCGATATGCCATGTTTCCATTACTTGTAATTATCTGGACTCTCTAAACTCGTTATCGACCAGGCAAACAGGAAGATAATACCTACTGTGTAACCTCCCAGATAAGGCATGTTAAGTGCCGACACCACCTTTATATCGGTAAACAGGTGGATGACGATAAGCGGAATAACCATAAAACCATCAAAAATACCCACGAAAAAGCCGGTATAATACCACTCGTGGATGGCTAGCGGCACCAACACCATAAAAGCCGTTAAAATGCCAATAACTAGGTTTCTTTTCGTTTTCGTTTGCATGGGAAAATATTAATGTCACATTCAACAATCACCATTCCTTCGCCAAGGCATGTGGGGCATTCGCGCCACTCATTGCCACTATCAACACCATCAACATAGTGCTGCACTTCGCCTTCGCCCTGGCACTGGCGGCATTTCTCGCGGCTCGTTCGGCGCAATGTCTTTACCGAGCCATATTTTTTCACCAAATCACCCTGCCTTAACATAGGCTGTCGATTTAGTCATGAGGTAATAGCTGGCCAAATGATACTTAACGGCCTCAATGTCAGATATCCTCACGCCATGTTTAAACTCAAACCGGCACATATAAGCCTTATCCTTAAGGATGGTTATCGATGGCACATTGTCAATCTCGTTGCAGTCGACAACCATGTCGAGACCAGGATAAACATCCTCTTCAATCCAAACGCCTTCTCTGTCTGTTGCTTTCATCATCGTTAGTCATGCGGTCCTTTTCCGCGTTAAAAAGTATCTGTTGTAAAACTCAATAAAATCGTCAACATCCATGCGGATGCGGTTTCCATCCTTGGTAACTGGTATTTTACCATTTTCAACTGCTCGGTACATGGTGCTATTACCCCATCCCATAAGGCGAGCTATTGCACTACCTGTTAATGTGCCGTTTTTGGCTTCGGCCATTACCTTGGTGCGGAGCGACGCTTCGTTGCGCATGTCGCGCACCAGCTGTTCGGTATCGTTAAGGCGCTGTTCCAGGCGTTCGAACGCCTCCTTTGGCACCACTATAAAAGCTTCGTTAACTTCCATCAGTTCAACCATATAATATTTAAAGCACTCGTTTCGGGTATCACATCCATCGCATCCCAGGCAAAGAATAGTGCCAGCGGATCGACATAATCAGGGGTAGGGGCTAATAGGAGCATGGTTCTGGATTTGGTTGTTCGCGTGGCAGCACCTCGTAGATGTCGCTGAATAGTAGCTCATTGTGGCGGCCGGTCTGCTTTTCCTTTACAATGCAGTAACCCTGCGTTTTGCAAACATTCATCACCACGCCATAGGCAATGGTGCCATTGCGGCGCTTAAATCGGACAATGCGGTTGAGTGCAATGTCGCGGCGTATAGCCTTGCGGCGTTCGCGCTGTGCCGGCATCTTAGCTACTGAGTAGATAACGTATGCGCATATGCACAGCAGCAGTGCGCCGCCTAATGTTGCGCCAAGCCATTCGGTTAGGTTCATCTCAACAAAAAATTTAAAGGTTAGAAACTATCATTATTAACACTATCAGCACTGTTGGCGGGTTAAGCATGCGGGTCATATCTTCGCGGTTAACGTGCATGTTAATCACAAACCACTCTCTCACCAGGTCGGTCTCCTTATGGCAGCAGAGCTTCACAAAGAGGCGGCGAATAAGCATCGATACCGTGTGAATGCTGCGCTGTAAGATGCTGGCTATCTCTTTTTTAACATAGCCAGCTACCACAAGCGCCCACACGCGACGCTCGCAAGGTGTAATGGTCTGCTTCATAATGCGTTAGAATTTGAATTTTTCGAAGAAATCGGGCTTGTACTCAAGCTTTTCGGCGTCAACGCCGTAGCTCTCGAAAGCACGCTTAACACTCTCTATTTCGGTATCGCTCACAGCCCACTGGCCGGCTATTTTAAGGTAGAACTTACTCGGGTTCCAGCCGTTATCGTTCATCAGCCGCTCTTTAAACTCCTTAACGAAGCCATGAGGCAGCATCTTATAAGCCCGTCGCACATCTATAGTGTTGCGAATCTGCGTATTAACCATATTGTTATTAAAAATTTTGACGTTTAAAAAATGCCGGGGAGTTGCACCCCGGCAATCACTCCAATTAAAAACCAAACTATAAGCACAAATCAAAAATCTCTATTTAATGGCCATTCGAGCCCGCCGTACCTTGCCAATCTCTTCAATTAAAAACTGACGGCCTCGCTGCGTCCAGTATAGCTGCTGGCGCGTGCGCTCTTGGCCTTCGCGGTTGACGTAAGGAAACGTTTTGTATTGCGAGTAACCCATGCCGCTATAAGCAGCGCACAAAGCATAGGCGCCGTTGACCTCGCGAATAACATGATGGCCTTTGAGCCACTTATGAAGCGAGTAAGCACTCGAAAAACCCAACTCGTTAGCCAGCTCGGTACTGCTGATGAGCGACGACGCATTGAGCACCTTATTGCAATACTCGACCTTTGGCGCCTGCTCCATAAGCTGCGTGCGCTGCTCGGTGGCAATGCTCATATATTGCTCTTTGGCAGCACGTTCGTCCTTAAGCTTCTGAGCCAGCGTAATGATAAGGTCGGGATTCTCAATTAACTCATTTAGCTTATTTTCGGTGGCGGTAAAACCATGGCGCATCAGCTCTTTAATGCGGTCGTTGCACCAGATGGCAAACGATGGCGACAGCCAGCGGGCAAATTCAAGGGCGACATCTTCGTGCATCCAAGTGCCTGGATTGTTGCCACCCTTCGTAACATACACTAAATCAGCCAAAACGCTTTTTCTCACTTTGGAAAGCTCTGTTAAAAATGACTTAGTCGATTGATTTTGAAGCCAGTCAGAAGTTCTTTTATTGAATATTGCAGCCATCTGAGAAGCATTAATCATTAAATTGACACTTCTCATAAATTGGATCGATATTCCATTATACTCAAATGTAGTTTGTAGCATAAACGTGTTATTTTTTATCAATTACACATTGACTATATTTGTATCATTAAGACATGACAAACGTAATCGCATTTTGCGAGAATTGCAAATTTTTGCGATAAAAATTTTGAATTATGCGAGAAAATAATCATAATAGATTAATACTCAATAGAATAAAAGAGCATTATAAATTAAGCAATGATACTCAGTTAGCTAATTTTCTAGGTATAACATCTGGCACACTAAGCGGTTGGGCTACGAATAGGGGGATTGGTAATTGGGATTTGATTTTCGAGAAATGCGAAAACATCGATCTAAACTGGTTGATTAAAGGAAGTGAAGTTTCGCATAATGCAATAAGTGAAGTAAATGAACCGATAGTTGCATATAATCGAAAGTGCTTAAAGTGCGAAGCATCCGAACGGCTAATAAGTAAACTCGAAAAAGAGAATGAACGCCTTTGGAAGCTCATTGAACGCGAAGAGCAAAGCAGAAAACAAGCTTAAAGATTGTATGGAGTAAACAAAACTAATATATTTGAGGTTTTAAATACTAAATTAACCGTTAAATTATGAAGAGTTTAATGTTTTTGTTAATGATGCTCATGTGCGGCGCACTAAAGGCGCAAGTGACGGAGCAAGGCAATATAAAAGTGGTTAATAATGCCGTTGTTTATCAGGTTGTTAAGCCAATAACCGGCAACGCCAAGGCGCAAATCATCAAAGCCATGCACAGTGGTCCATTTACCGACATCGACACCACGTCGTTAACATGCAGGATAAACAACTACAGCATTCCATTTAAACGATATGGCTTATCTACAACATCAACAGCTATATATATGCGCGGCGAGTGGGTTGGCACTGTTACATACGAGCTAAAAGATGGCAGATACCGCGTAACAGCCAATAACCTGATGGTTAAAGATGCCATAAGCCTCGACTATGGCGGCGGCGTAACTGAAAATCCTCAAATGACGCCTTATGAGCAGTATGTAATGCGTTCGGACTTCACGCTGCGCGGCTCCCAGAAGCAGCCTATAGACATCATGAACACTTTTCTGGACGACATTCTTATAGTTAAGGAGCAAACTGAAACCGATAATAACTGGTAACCATGAGCACAATCCTTGCAATGATATTTTACATAGGCATCATATTTATTATAGCCTATTGGCTCAAGCCCAAACGAAAAATTCAATACGACGCACTCGATAAGCCAGTTAAGAAATCGCGGGCAAAGCATCCAATAAAAGCGGGCATGTTCGAAGTAACCGGCTATCATCATCTATCCGATGAGATGAAGCTGCGCGTATGGAAGGAGATGAAAGTAGGCGACGAGCTAACCGTTGAACTCAACCCGGAGAATCAATACGACAATGAAGCCATTAAGGTGCTCTATGGCAACGATCAGATAGGGTGGGTTTCAAAACGATACGAAAAGAAAAGTCATCTTTTTAACTCAATAAAATCGGGCGCTCAATACCAGTTCAAATGCGTTAAAAATTCTCGGCGTGGCGACACCATAAGAGTAGGCGCCGACGAGAATGGCGAGTATAACGATAAGTACCTTGGGATGGCTCAGTTTGTGGATGTGGAATTTAATAGGATAGGATAAAAAAGGCGCTCACAAGGCGCCTTAAATATTTACTATTTTTCAACACATAATTTATCTATTTCTCGACGAATAAAGTCAATATCCGAAAGCATTAGTTCAGATATAAACACACTTCTTCGTGTTTTTTGATTAAAAATTGATATTATGCTTTTACTATTCAATAAGTTAGCCTCAGACATATCCATACTTGAATCCCAATTAACATCATAATCGGTCACATAGATATCTTTTGACGCTATTTCATAAAAGGAGCAATCTAACATCATCGAAACGCCAAGCTGCTTATTCGACTTAGTCAATCCAATAGCGTCAATAAATTCAGTTAAATCCTTTAGTTTCTTTGTTTCTTTCATCGTCTTTAGTTTATTAGTAGATTTTCGTGTTGTCGCCATCATTATTCAACGCTAAAACCTAACACTGTGAGATTGTGAAGTAGAATGCAATAATACGTTAAAAATAATATTTCTCAAACTTAATCTATTGAAACTTAAAATGATTAAACACATAAAACTCATTAATCGCCCAGCCGCTTACTAATAATCTCACTCACCGGACTCATATCGCGCGCCAGTCGGTCGCGCGTGAGCTTGCTATATATCTGCGTTGTCTTGATAGATCGGTGGCCAAGCATGCGGCTCACTGTTTCGAGCGATACGCCGTTTTCGAGCGTTATAGTAGTGGCGAAGGTATGCCGCGCCACATGATGGGTGAGGGTTATAGGGATGTTGCAGATGGCTTGAATCTCCTTGAGGTAGCCGTTAAATTTTTGGTTTGAGATGATAGGGATAAGGGTGTCGCTATCCTTGTCGGCATACTGCTCTATAATAGCCGCCGCCTGTGGTAAAAGAGGGATGGCGCTCTCTTCGTCGGTCTTAGTGCGGTCGGTAATGATAAACTGCACACCATCGTAGGTGTAGATGTCATCGCGCGTCAGCTTGGCCACATCCTTGTAAGCGAGTCCGGTATAGCAGCTAAATAAAAACATGTCGCGCACACTCTCAAGACGCGGCGTCATGCGGTGACTCTTGAGCTCCTGAAGCATCTCGATGCTCAGAAATTTGCGCTTGGCGGGTGCCGGCTTGTTGGTCTTGAAGTCATCGTAAGGGTTAACGGCTATCATTTTGCGCTTATGCAGCAGCTTGGTGTACTTCGAGAGCTGCTGGTGTCGCTTGTTAATGTAGGCAACGGCCCGTTTTTCGCCCAGCATCCAGTTGTCGAAGGCCTTTATATTGGCAACCGTCAACGCCTGGATAGAGGGGAATAGCCCTGAGCGCGTAATGATGTTGCACAGGCTCTTGATGTGGTTATAAGTTCCAATGGCCAAGCCTTTCTGCTGCGATGCCTCGCGCAGGATGAAGTCGGTCAGCGAGACCACAGCCGTCGGCTCGCTGCTGTGAATGTTGATGGCTGAGATGTCGAATTCGGCACCTCTGTTCAAGGCGTCGAGCTCGCACTCCTGCACTCGCTTTCGGATGTCGTTAAGGTTGCCGTTGAGTTTGATGGCGTTGGGATGCTTCACAACGCACTGGTTTTTTTCGCTCCACTGCGCCGGCGTCACATAGATGCCCGTCGACATAAATCGAACCTGTCGCATATAGGTCACACGCAGCTGAATGAGCGCCGTGCCATCGTCGCCAAGCTTGCCGCGGCGATTGAAAATAAACTTATAGGTTGACTGCAT